CCTTGGCCCAGTACTAACCTCACCCACAAGAGGATTCAGCGTACAGAAGTTATTAGTAGGGCTATCAACCATTTTGTCACTAGCCACCAAATTCGTAACCGAAAACGTGTTGTAGTTTCCAGAACTGTCTGCACCTAATCCACCATCCCAATTAGAGTGGATCAGGAGCATAGTGTTGGAGTCTGCGGTGAATGGAGTCGGGTTAGAGATAGTCCCACCATCCTGACCAAAAGCAGTAAAGTTTGCGGTGTACCTTGCTACTCCTTTAGAGACGCGAATTTCGTCCAGATAACCATCATAATAATAACCATCGTAATTATTATACTTACCAATAGATAAGGTGGTTTCCTCTCCAGAAATATTAAAACTGGTATCAGTGGTATTTGTAGTTTGCAACACACCATTAAGAAATATCTTGTACCAGTTGCCAAATGAGCGAACAAAAGCAATATGATACCAAGTGTCTGCTGATAATCCAGAATTAGAAAAGGAAGTTGTTTCGTAAACGCCACTACTAGAAACATCCCAATTGACAGTGTTTCCGTCATCGTATAAATACATTTGGCACTGTCCTGTACCATCAGTAGCAGCACCGTAAGCCTTATGTGACCAGAGCATACCATTCTGGGCGATGGTGTCTGCTCTGAACCACATCTCTATTGTGAAATCGCCATCGAAATCCCAGTCTGTAGAATCTGGGATCGTTAGGTAATCCCCAGTCCCATCAAATAATATAGAACTATCACCAACCTTTCTTACTGCTCTTGTATTGGCTACATCTCCGTTTGCGGTGATTGTGTGACCAGACATTGAGAACGTACCGCTGGCTGTAAATGTGTGAACTGCATAAGTAGTTCCACCATCCGTGTAACTTGTAACAGTTCCACCGGTTCCGGTTCCTTCAGATGCGTCATAGCGAACAATAACGACACCAGAGCCACCCGCTGCACCGGGGTATCCACTTGCTCCACCGCCGCCTCCACCGCCTCCAGTATTGGCTGTACCAACAACGGCTGGGGCACCAGCATCTGTATATTTAGCACCACGGCCACCACCACCCGCTCCTCCGACGCCTCCTAATTGGCTTACACCTGCTCCGCCGCCGCCACCACCTGCATAAACATTAGAAGTTCCATTTATATCAAATGTTGCGGTAGTACCATTTGCTAATGTCCAGTCATAAACAGTGCTTGTGCCTTCAGTGTAACCAGCACCTCCGGTACCAGCATAGCAACTCGCACCAGAGCAAGTACCGGTAGCACCCACTGCGGATGCACCACCACCACCTCCAGCACCAAGGTTTGTTGGGTTTCCCCCATCTCCACCGTCAAATCCTTGATTGGCTGTTGCACTTCCACCGGAATATGCTCCAGCACCAGAACCGCCACCAGAGCCACCATCTCTGCCGCCCTCACTTCCGCCACCGCCACCTCCACCAGCAGCGGTTGTCAGTGCGCCAAAAGTAGAGTCAGCACCAGAAACTCCAGTATACGAAGCAGTAGCACCACCAGCGCCTATAGTTACAGTGTGATCTGTATCACCAGTAATGGATTTCTGGGAATAGTAAACAAATCCACCGGCACCGCCTCCGCCACCCGAAGAGAGATGTCCACCACCTCCACCACCACCCACGATCAGAATGTCGCAGTTGACAGACCTTCCGGTCATGGAACTATCCGTAAAACTATTCGCTAGTTCTGTTGCAGCGTATTTCTGGTAGAAACCGTTAGTACCGAATGTCAGACCGGATGCATCTATAGGTTTCCACTGGTTAGTGGTGGTGTCGGTTTCTCCGAAATCGGAAGGTGTATAGATAGTTCCATCTATCCAGTAGACTTCCGCTATCTCCCCATCAAAATTACCATTGGCTGTAGAGGCTCTGGAACCAACTTGATGTTCCACGGTGCTATTGAATGCAGTTGCTAAACTACTACCGGGAACAGTATCGTTCTCAAATGCTGTTATCTCATCACCATTTACATACATTTTTCCTTCTTGATTGACCGTATCCAGACTTACAACTATGTGATACCAAGCACCGGGATCAAGATATAAAGCGGTAGTATTCTGATCCCAAACCCATGAACCATTGTAGTACCCGGCACTTAATCTATCCTCATAAAATCTAATATGTCCACGGTTTCCCACAGATGATCCAGCACTAAAAATACAAGTCTCATATCCATCAGCCTCATCACCTTTCATATGCGCTCTTTTTACCCAAGCACTGAAGGTGAATTGGGTGCGATTACCATTACTCCCCGGAGTTCTGGTCAAATAAGCATCATCGCCATCAGCAAACCGCAGAGATTGATCAATGGTGTAGTCTTCGGCTAAGGATTTAGCAAGACCTGTTTGGAGTAATGCCATTAGACAAGCGCAGCAGAAGCGGAAACGTAAACGTCAGTTCCATCAGAGAAGTAAGTCACCAGATAAGTGCCAGCGGTTGTGACATCCGTTGCGAATGTGGAAACCGCTTTTACTTCTGATCCTAATGATATGGTGTAGGCAGAGGGATTGATCAGTTTGATAAATCCTGATTGACCGGTGGTTTCGTTGGAGAATTCCAACGTGTCCGCAGCTCCGGGGGTGTAGAGGAAGTTATTTCCTGTATCCAAATCCAAGGTGCCATCGGTGACAGTCTGTGGGGTTCCTCTTTGAGAGCCAGACCATGATTGGTCTACATCTGTTTTAGCGGTGTCAGCGTCATAAGCCTGAACGTCTGATCCAATAGCAACACCAAGGTTGGTTCTTGCGGCGGAGTCTGTAGATGCTCCGGTTCCACCATGTAAAATCGCAACATCTGTTGCTTCCCATGTTCCACTGGTTACAGTTCCTACAGTTACAATGCTGCTGCTACCAGCGGTTGCACCCTTAGAGTCTATCTGGGTTTGGGCATTTGAAGAAAGAGAGTTGATATACTGGAATTCTGTGCTGGTTACACTTCCGTCTGCAATCTTTGTGGCGTCTATTGCTGCTGAAGCGTCTACAGAGGCGTCAACAATCTGTTTCCAATCAAATCCGTTAGTAGCGGAAGAGTCGGCCATAAGAATATAATCATTGGTTCCTACGCCGAATCTAGTTTCTGAATCTACGGTGTTATAAGCAAGCAAGTCGCCTTTAGTGGTGAGTTTATCATCACCAACTACGTTCACCTTCTGCCACTCTGAGGATGCGCTAGAGTATTTTAAGTATTGGTCATTTGCGGCAGCAGTGGAACTTACAGCCTCACCCTGTATCTTGGCTACTGTGACTGCACCAGCGTTGGTCATGGTGGCATCACCGGACAATGCGGCAGCGGTAAACCCTGTGCCATCCCCGATTAGGATTTCAGTGGTTGCTAGAGCAACATCAGACGGTACACCAGATGAGTTGGCATTTCTCACCTTTACGGTGTTAGCCGCCATATCCGCTAACTTGGCGTTGGTTACTCCTCCGTCTGTAACTTTGACAGTAACCGTCGTACCAGTCGCTGCTGTGTCAAGACCACCGCTACCAGCAACAGTAAGTGTCTCTGAATCCAGATCAATGTCGATAGTGCCGCTGTCAGTAGTAATGTCAAGGTCTTGCGCCGTAACCTGTGAATCGACATATGCTTTGATAGACTGTTGTGTAGAAAGTTTAACAGCCGAATCAGAGGACATATCATCTTCATCTTTAATTCCTGTTACGGTTGCGCCATCTCCGGCAATATTTACACTGGTATTTGCTACAACAGTTGTGCCGGTAATCGCAGCGGGTGTAGTCCCACCAATCACCGCACCATCCACTGTTCCTGCATTTACATCTACTGAGTTTGAGGTTTCAGGATCAATAGCTAATGTAATCCAAGCGTCATTAGCCTGATTGCGAATCTTTAGTAAGTTGGCTGTCGTATCAAGCCATACTAAGCCTGTAGATTCTGCTGCAGTACCACCTATAGTCGGTGCCGTAGACTTTGCTATAATAACCTGAACCGCTTGATCTGGGCCTACACCAGTATTAGCGGTAGAGTCTGTTCCTGCCGGGAAGGTTTTCTGTAAAATTTTCTTGACGAAACGAAGAACGTCATCTCCCTCACTAACTGGGTCAGTTGCGGTAGGATTTAAGCGACTAAGATCGCTAATATAATTTCCAGTGTCTAATGCCATTAGTAGTACCCACCTGTATTCATAACCCTCATCGCACTACCTGAATGACGGTCTTTGTTATCTTGTTCTTGTAATGAGTCCACTGCCTCCTTAAATGCGGCAGCCCATAGAGGCACCCTCTGATCGTTCATTAGAAATGGCTCTGCCTCTAGCAGTGATCCGTAAAGGTAGACATCAGGATTATCAGTCAGCATTGCTTCTGTGGTATTAGCAGTAGAAAGAGCGTCTATCTTTTTATAAAACATAATCTGATAATCATATGCAGTATCTGGGGACGGACCCAACCGCACTTTCTTAGTGGGTGTGCCGCTGGCATTATCAGAGAAAATAGTGTACGTCTTTGGCCTTCCTTCCTGACTACCAGCCCACATCCTGTTCATATTCTCTGTAGTAAGATAGGATAAGGTCGTAATGGGGGAGGTTCTCAGATGAAAGTCTACCATCTGTAGGTAACCAGAAGGTAGGTCATAATCCCTTGTGCCTGCGACAAGCGTAGTTGCACCCCCCAATGTAGTTTGATCTACATTGAGCATGAGCGCAAGCCGAAGATTGCGGTTCATACGCGCCTCTGCCAGAGCAATAAACTCTGGTATCCGATCAGTTAGATCAGAGCGGTCTAACCAGTTTGCCACCGCCGTCTGTAGCGTGGCATACGTATTGATCGCCATTATCTGGTCAGTTCAGAAACGTATACTGTTCCAGCGCCAGATACTTGTAGGGCTGCCACCTTTTCTCCGGGTGAAATCCTAAAGTAAGTGGGCCAGTCTGCCGCAAGCATAACGCCGTTAGCTGCTGTTGCTGTAGGCGCTGATCCAAACGTGACATAGGCATCAGCAGATGCGGTAATTAGCACCGCATAAGTAGACGCCGCTATTGCGCTGGAAGTTGCAGCAGAGGAACTTGACGTTGTAATACTCTGTGTTACTCCACTAGGTCTGTATAAATCCATCTTGTTATCCTCAGAGATTTGTTGGTGCTGATTTGAAATACTTATTATCTGGATCGTTGAGATACTTTCTTAGAATTTTAGGGTCTTTATTTACTTCCCCACCAGTCTCCTTCATCCACTGTTCCCATACTGTTAATGGAATAGAGGCTACCTTATGAAATCCATCGTTACGCCCACGCTTACCCGGAGTTAGCTTATCACCAAAATTGTTATACTCCATTCTGGTCTGATCTATGTTTTGCTGGGCATCTTGGTGTGTGACAATAGAAAACGTACCATCTGGTTCGTCTACCCACTCAGTATACCGATAAGGCATTACATCAAATATAGTTCTTTTAGCCACTGAGGAATCCTCTTCCACCGATCTTCTGACCTGGATTATTAGATAAATCCCTCATATGCTCAGTGATAGTCTTACGTTCAGACCTAGATTCTTTCTTCAATGGAGCCTTAACAGGTTTGTCTTTCTTTCTCGAAACCATAATGTGAAAATCCACTTCTCTCCTTCATGTGGTGGTAACCCCTGATGCATTGATAATATATGCGGATTTTTTTCCTCATCAACATTACCAAACATCAGCAACCTTCCCTCTATAGCACCAACAATAATATTGAGGTTTGGGAAAGCGGTTGCACCGCCAACAGAATTATTTAAGTAAACCAAGCAAGTCAGCAATCGCTGACCGCCATCCTTTTTGTATTGATCATCCTTAAAAGCATCATAATGAGGCTTATACTCTTGGTCTTTTGTGTAGCGTACAACTTGAATATGCTCTGCGTTTTCCAAGGGCATATTTGCAACACCAGATATTCTTTCACATACTTCAGGAAAATCTGAATGTGGTAACCCAATACTTGTAGAAGTTCTATCAGGATTTACCTCATTCCCGTCTTTGCCTGAAGTAGTGCTTCTGACAAGACTATCCCTTGAAGCCTCTATGATCTTCTGACATTCTTCAGGATAAACAAACCCATCAGCAACTGCTACATTGGGCGTACTGGCGTACACAAACATTACTAATTAAATATTAGCCCCTTTTTCGTTTAGCATAAGCGGTGCCAGAAGATAAACCCTTACCTTTAGAAGATATTTTTGGGGATGCGTAAGAAGCCTCAACCACACTATTTCCCGGCCCTTTATACTTGACACTACTCTTCTTTCCGGCGTACTCATCCGCAGAAAGATCATAGATCATTTCATCTAGGGAGGTAGAACCACCCCTGTAGGCAGGCAAATTCAGGTTTAGGTTTCTTACTGATCTAGCTTGAGCCATGACTAAGCCTTTTGCTGGAATGTTACCGGATTCGCTCTGCGAACATTACCAGTACCATCCCCCATCTTTGAGATAGTTGCTTCTAGGCCACCATAGGCATTACCGCTTTTACTGTTTAGCCCGGAATAAGAGGCTTTGCGAACATCTTTAGTTTCCACCTTATCCCAAGGCATACTTTTTGAAATACCTTTTGCCATTTTATTTTCTCCGTAAGGGAGGGTGGGGGTTTCCCCCCACTCTACCTGTTACTTACTAACTGGTGCTTAAGTCTGCCAAGAAACCTGAAGAGGCTTCATTTTTAGACATCAAACCGTACTCAGCAATAAGCATCTGCTTTATGCTGTCACCAGTCTTTGCTAAGGTTTCCGTCTTGAAAGGACGGAGATACGCTACTGCCCAGAAATCAAAGTCAATAAACCACATATCTCTTGCTCTTTGAAATCTATCCGCGAGAATTTTGAACGTACCAAAATCGCTAACATAAACGTCCACAGCCGCTATAACTGAAGCGGGTTTCTCACCAGCCGTATCGGTTCGTAAACCAGATACAGACTGAGATAGTGCTGATAGTGCTTGCTTGTTAAACGAACCACACAAGATCGTATCAGGTGAACCACCGCTATCAAAACATTCTTTGATAACTGTTCTCATGTTTGCTTCCGCAAGTGCAACTTGGGTTGGTGCATCAGTAGTGGTGTCACTACCATCACCAGTACAAGCCGCAGGAGCCGGGGAACCTGATCCGATTGAATCATAGTTCGTTCCAACCCATGCGCCTAGACCGGCGGTGATTCTAGCAACAGCAGGTGCGCCTGCAGCAGCACCGGCCCCTTTTGCAATATTAGCGGTTAACATCGACTCCATGTTACGCTTCATTTCTTTTGCACGCTTTGCAAGCTGGTATGCTTGCGTACTGCGGCGTCCAGCCCAGTCTACGGCTTCCGCCGATCCTGATGTCTGTACCGCTTTAGCACTTATCTGCGTGTAATTGGTTACCCTAGTTGGCTGTTGGACAGCACTCGAAGCTAGGTCATCGCCCTCAACCTGTCGGTCGGCGGCTACTGCGCTGAGTGCATCTGTTTGCCATTCAAATAGGGTATTATCGGCAGATTCCCTGCCGCAACCACTTAGAAATGGAGTGTCAGTTGGAGAGATGTTATAGATGATGTTAGAGAGGTCTTCCCTTAGTCCTACCGAACTATAGGTTTCTCTAGTATTTGTAGGTGCAGCCATCTATGCTTCTCCTATATTATAGTTCTACGAAATCCTCAAACAAACTGGTCGCATCTCGGACGTGACCAGATTCTTGAAGACGCCTCATTCGTGCAGTACGTTTGGATTTTGATTCATCACCAGATGACCGCCCCTTACCGGCGCGGATTACTCTCGGCTTGTTCTTTATCTTCTTTGATTTTACATCAGCCTTCTGCATTGCATCATACTTAGACGCTTTCAGTAAAACAAGTAAAGAACGGTGATCTACGAGGGAGTTTATTTCCTCAGCAGAGAATCCTTGGCTGGAAGCGTAATCACGGATTTCCGTAGCCATCTTTTTCTGCTTTTCGGGTTCGCCCCAGTCTGGAAGAGCGGCAGAAAGTTTGCCGTGTTCTTCCTGAAGAATCTGGGTACGCAATTTCTTAGACTCTTCTGCATGACGCTGTTGAGCATGGTACTGCTCTTGTTGCATCTGCTGAACCTTCTCCTGCGCTTCACGAAACTCCTCTTTCTTTGTGACGTATTCAATGGGATCAGTGTCCTTTAGAGACTGCCAATCTACATTTGCGAACTTGTCAAGACCAGCCGATGAATTTGCTATGATCTGGTTTAGAGATTCCATGTACTGCTGACGCTCTGCCTGTATGGTGGAAACCTCAGAGTTGTACTGTTTTTGCAGTTCCTCCATCTGTTTCCTGTCATTGGACAGTTCTTGCGTCTTTCGGGTGTAATCTGACTGGCGACTATAGCCTCTCAGAAGTTCGTCAAAGGTAACCTCATGCTCTTCACCATTTACGGTGACAGCGTATAGAGGGTCTTCTTCTTCTCCATCGTCAGTTTCCTCAGTGGCCTCTTCAGCTTCCTCCTCCTCGGAGGCTGCCTCCAATTCCTCTTGAGGTGCCTCTTCCAATGATTCGTCTTGAGTTTCCTCAGTTGACTCTTCCTCTTCAGTAGGTGCGGCTTCCTCAGCTTTTGGTTTATCCTCTAGGGAGTCCATTATTCCGAGTAGTGCCTCTTGTGCTGCCCGTGTGCTACCAGGCTCTAGTGGCAAAGGTTGAATTGCCGGGTGCGGGGCTTCTTGCGTATCCGCCATAATTAAATTCCTCTTTTAGATGAATGGGTGTTGCTTTTCAAGAACCTTATTCATATGTCCAGTTTCAACTATGGACTGTATATGACCATAAAGCCTATCAAGCAGTCTCATCGCAAGCCAGATTGATTCTCTGGCCTCCAACTCTGTCGAACCGCTGGATTCCCAACGATTCATTAAATCTTTTCTCAGTACCTCGAACATCTCATTAAACAGCGGGTCATGCAAAAGGCCGTTAGCCCTTCGCTCCCTCTCGTCATTATCCATTTATGTTGCGCCTATAGCTACGGCCCTGTTCTGTTCTCGTTCAAGGTTTAACTCTTCCACTTTCAACTGTGAGTCTACCGCTAGTTTCTGGTATTCCTGTTGAATCTTCTGAGCCTTGATCTGAACTTCTGCGGCCTTGATTTCAAGTTCCTGTTGTTTAACTTGAGCCTCTAACAAATCAGCCTGCTCCTTAGGTGTAGGTTGTTTCTGTTGTGGAGGCACCATAGAAGGATCGGTGAGGAAGTCGTTTACATTCTGGAAGCCCATAGCCTTCACCAAGGCTGCCCCCAGATTGTAAATGTTCTGTTCGTTTACGATACTCAAACCACCTTTCATAGCCTCCCCTGCGAACTGAATCATTTGTGACAGGTGCATCATCTGCTGATCTTTACTGCCGTGACCTAAAGCCACAGAGACAGTGCAATCATACTTGTCATTCCAAACGTCAGGACGTACCGGAATCCACTCATTGCGTAACTTAACCACTCTTTCTTTGTCTTGGTTTTTAAGGAGAAGTTCATATATCGTTATCATTAAGTCCTTTACGCCAGTCTCTGCAAAGTTCCTAGCAATGAGTTCTACACGACTTTGAGCAGCCGTCATAACTGCATTAACGGCGGTTGCGGTGGTATGTGATGTCAGGGCGTTCTCATTCATACCCTGAGACATCCTCGACACACCTGCTCGTGATTCCCTTACCCCATCCAAGTATTCAAGCATCTGGAAGGAGTAGGGTTCTAAAGCAGGAGTGTTGAGGGGCATTACGGCGTTGGGGGATTTAACTCTCACTACCCCACCAGGGCGCTGGGTGAGTAGGTCATCGAGATTCGCCTGCCCCTCTAGTACGGCATATCGTCCAAAGTTCTGGTTGTACATATTATCCATGAGGTTGCGCATTAGTGTGGACTTCATCAACTGTAAGTCCATCACCAAATCTGCAATGGATAAACCAAAGAACTTATGCGGAATCTTAATCGGTGTAATAGAAACAAAGGGAATAGAGTCTATCTCTTCGTTAGCTAAAACCGTAGAACCCACTGTGCATATTTTACGGAGTTCTGTGATTCCGTCATTATTGTAATCTGTTTTCAGGAAGGACTCATGCAACCAGTACGTTCGTAAGCCTTCCTCTCCATAGGTGGCGTCACCACCCCAGCCCTCCCAATATCGGGCTGATTTATCAAACTGGTAACGCTCTAGGCGTTCACCAGAAAAGTCTGCCATGTCGTCATCTGCACCGCCAAGGTCTTCTATCTCAATGTCTTGATCGGGGTACATTTCCCTGAGTTCTGATAGAGTTTTAAGAACCCTGTGGCAAACAAACCTAGCTTCTTGTATATCTTTGGCCTCTCGACTAATAAGGAATTCAGAAGGTGGAATGTTTTCAATCTTTATCTTACCATTATACGCACTACGTTTTATAACGACATCATGCACAGGAGAGCCGTACTCTTCATACTCGGTATGTTCAATTACTTCAACATCATCAACGCTCACAAGGGCGGTAAAAGAAATTTCATCTAAACCCCTGTACTCCTCCCTCTGGCTATCTTCGTACTCATCCCACCATACCTTGACTATGCCATTCTTGGATAGCAAAGCATCAGTGAACCAGGAGTACAGAATTTCCCAACCCGGATTATCTTTAGTAAACACATAGTTCACATAGTCCGTGGCTTGTTCTGCCATAGCAACATCTTCGGGACCATGAGGATTAAATTTTACCATTTCATCCCCGGAGGCAAATACTCGCATCAAGGAGGGCTTAATCCATTCAATGGTATCCTGAACTGTAGAGTCTACAAATTGGCTACGCCCATCCACTTCATTTCCAAAGGGAAGGCCATAGTAATACTGCATAGCAGACTCTCTCTGCTTGGAGATCGTATCTCCCATGTAACCAAGGGAATCGGTGATTTCTCCCCGTATCCTAGTTACCAGTTCTTCTTCAGTAATTTTTTGAGCCATTAAATAATTCCGTAGTTCCTGTATTCAACGTCTTGCGTCCATGTGGGGTCTTCCCCTGCAACTGCAAAGCGTTGAGATTGAAAGGCGTACCTTGTTGCAGACATGAGGTCATCTCTTAAAGGAACTACCTTGTTATCTTTCCTATGGTACATCCTGAACTCCTCGAACCAATCTGAGAGAGTAGAGAACACTTTGAATTTACCAGCCTCTACTGCTTGGAGCATAGCCATCAAGCCTTCCTCAATCGAGTTAGAGCCTTTGTTGCTTCCCAATGCTGGGGGGTTGGTGAAATGTTCCAGAAGGAAATTACAACCCATATTTCTGTATTGATCGGCTAAACCTGGATTTCCCATACTGTCCCTTCTGTTTCCGTCATGCGGGTAAGCAATGGGTATAAAATGTGGTCTTGTGCGTATGACTGCCGAATGGACGGATGGGCTTGCTTTAGAAGCCCTATAGCAATCATAGACGTAAAATATCTCTTCTTCTGTGTTTATTGCACACCATACAACTGCCGTAGGATGGTCCCATCCGAAGTCTATTGCAGCGATCCTCGGCCAATGTGACTGTATCTCCATCGGCTCGACCATGACCTTCTCCTCCCCTAGCGGGAAGACCAATCCTGAACCAATAGAAGGTCTGCCGTTCTTTCTCATCTCCCTTTCGTGAGGCGAATACGAGGAAAGAATCTGTTCCATTACGACTTCTGAGAGGTGGCCTCTTTCTCCACTCTGGGAGAAGATTTTCTCTGAGGCGTCATCCCATGTAGCATTGGTTAGGGACTGCCCAGATTGGAGGTTGTTCATAAAGGATGCGACCGTTTCTGTCATCCCTTGCTCCGGGGTAAAAGTCATATAAATCATACCCTTACGATCAAGAGTTCTAGTAACGGCTTGAG